TTCAAAAATGAAATTTGAGAACCAAGAATTTACCTTTTATATAAAAGGTTAACCAATTTTGTTGATTTTTCAAAATTGGTAAGTTTTCTTGAAAATTCCCAAAATAAAAAGTCTGCAGAATTTTCCTTTATATAAAAGTTATGAAGCACAATAAAATTGTATTTTATAGTAAATCTCTCTTGAAAAAATAAATACAAAAGTAGTTTAGGATTTTATATTACTATAGTATATATTGTAAAACATTCACAAAATGCGTACAATTAAAATGCATACAAATTCAAGTAACTTGAAAATAAAAAGAAAAAGAAATAGAAAAACATTGAAAAAAATTAAAAACATTACTGGCGGTGATATTTATAACGGACCATTTGTAGATGGTAAAAAACATGGACAAGGTAAATATATATATGATACTGAAGTTGTATATGAAGGTGAATGGAAAGATGACAAAAGAGATGGGCATGGTAAAATTACATATGATATTAATAAGACAACAATACCCAAAGATCTTGCTCGTTTTAAAACTGCTAGTTATTCAGGAAATTGGTCAAACGATAAACCTTCTGGAAAAGGAGTTTTTAAAATTGATTATAATAATAAAACAAAAAAAGTGATAACAATCAACAATTTAGATGCAAATTCTATTATGGAAAAAGATGAAATTTCATTGAAAGGACGAGGAAAGGTTGTTACATATGATTACACCGACAGTGAAAATCCAATAGAAATTGAAAAAAAAGAAGGTCCATTTACAATATATATTAACCCATATAGGCAAGTATACAGTATTCAATATAATAGCGAACCATTGTCTCGGCGCGCTGCATCATTCGTCGGTTTAAAAGATATTTATGATACAACTAGCAAAAAAGTGCAAGAATACAAAAAAAACAAAGAAAGAAAATCTATAGAATCTTATAAAGAAAAATACGGAAATAATAAAGAAACCTCAGCATCATCTTTATTAGCTATGTTCAGAGAATCAAGAATAGATGATGTAAAACCTACTATAAAGTATACAAGAAAACAATCTAGTAAAACTAGTAAATAGATAATTTGGACATCTTTATTGTATAAATAAATTCGTATTTTTTATCATTAAAAATATGAATTATACTTTATTATATGGAAAATATTTTTCTTTTTGCTATTTTTACAACCATTTTATTTGTTTTGATAAAATTAATGGAAATGAAATATTTAGAAAAAGAATTCAAGCCATTGAAAAATATTGTTCGTGATGCAGTAATTGTATTTTGCTCTTCTTCAGCTGCCGCTTTCGGTTTTTTTCATATGAAAGGATCTATTCATAATTTTTTTAATATTGTTACTGAAAACAAAAATTTAAATATGGAAACTGCACAAATATTTACGGATGTACCTGGATTTTAACCTTTTTCTTAAAGATAATTCATATATATTCAGCTTACATATATTTTCAGCCTTTTAGATATGATGTTGTTTATGGATAATATATAGAACAGAATCCATGATTTATTATACATAACAAGGTATGGTATTTATATCAATCACTGCGTTCATGTCCACTAATTTTTCATCAATTAAAAATTGATTAAAAAATGGATCTTCTAATTGAGCATCTGGTGTATGTGCATGTACAGATCGTGCAATCATTTTGTATAATTTAAAATTCTCATATCGCTCTTCTCCATTCTTCATATATAACACATTTTTACCATTATCGTCAGTTACCCACCTAATAATTGTTCTTTGTAATTCATCTGGTGCAAAATTCTTATCATTTTCATCTTCAATATCTAATATAAAATCATAAATAGAACATCCTAATCGACATAAATCGAAACTATAATTTGGATCTAATCTAGATTTTTTTTCATTGAAATAGGGCTCGCAATTATACTGAGTAGAAGCATCACCTCCTGGTGCAAAACTATCGCTGCAAAATGTTCTTCCTTGAAATTTGTAAATAGCTCTTCCATAATCTATAATTTTGAATACTTTTCCAAATGTAGGAACCTTGTAATACTTATTTTCATATTTATATGTAACATATTCTTCGTCTGTTTCAATATACATGATATTGTTCGTATGCAGATCATTGTGTGTAAAATGGAATATTTTTTGATACAATATAAGAGTTACAATAACTTGAAATAATGCACTTGCTGCTGAATCTAAATCCAGTTGTTTCCTTACAAATAATTCATCTAATGTACCTTTACATTTTTCAAGACAAATCATTTGGATAGGAAAATCGTTTATATATGCATTTATTTGTTGTTCCTCTTCCTCTTCCTCATCCTCATCCTCATCCTCATTCTCATCTTCTTCCTCATCCTCATCCTCATCTTCTTCCTCATCATCATCTTCTTCCTCTTCCTCTTCCTCATCATCATCTTCTTCCTCTTCCTCATCCTCATTCTCTTCCTCATCCTCTTCTTTATGCTCATCCTCATCCTCATTCTCTTCCTCATCCTCATCCTCTTCTTTATCATTATTTTTATTATCATGATGTTTGTTATCATTATGTTCATCTTCTTCATCGCCAGAATAATTCAAATCGCTATTATCACTGCTATTGACAGATATTTCTTCATCATTTTTTTCATATACACAATCACTTGACATAATAATAGAAGACGAAATATCATTTACAATATCAATATCTTCTAATTTCTCTAATGAAATATCTGTAATATTAGAACTATTATGAATGATCAATTTATTTTTATTATTGCGAGAACCAAAGTTTGAAAAGGGATTATTTATTTCTTCAATATCATATATTTTACCCTTATTTTGTGTGAAATAATCAGATTGCATTAAATAATCAATGTCATCTGCAACATTAAATTTATATTTTTTTTGAATACCTAAAAATGAACCATAAAAATCAATAGCATTCACATATTTATGATGCGTTAGCAATTTACTTGTTAGATAACAAAAAAAATTATCTACATAAGATGCATTGTTTGGATTGTTTATTTTTGTATTACTATCTTTGAAATAGGACGGAAGAAGTATTAATTCATCTTTTTTTTCGTTGTACTTTCCAATTAAATATCGTATTGGATCTAATAAGGGGGAAAACTTAATGAAAATATCGCGTTTTACAATAGTATCAGTTTCTTTATCTATCACTTTTTGCAAATCAAAAATGTGATATCTATTGTTCAATGATATAGAATCATAATTGAATTCATTCATTTCAAAAAATATATTGTATATAGGATTATAGCATTGTAATTTGTCTATTTGAAAAGGATTATATAATTCATGAGTATCATCTTCTTGTTCTTCGTTTTTTTCTAGGGATTGGTATTGAATAGTTGTTTTTTTACAATACATTTTCTCTAAATCTTCAAGCACTATTTTTTTTATTTTATAATAATGAATACTGAATTTAGACATTTTATATACTTCAAAAGAATATTATATTCAACTATTTTAACGAACTAATTATTTGCCTCTGCGTTAAGAAACATTATAAAAATACAAATAATTATATATAATCATAGTCAAATGACTTTAGAATTAAAGAAATTTGATATGCGAACAATTACATTCAAACCAGATGAAAATAAGGGGCCTGTTATTGTAATGATTGGTCGGCGTGATACAGGTAAATCATATCTCGTAAGAGATCTATTGTTTCACCATCAAGATATTCCAATAGGAACGGTTATTTCAGGGACAGAAGCCGGAAATGGGTTTTATGCATCTCATGTACCTAAATTGTTTATTCACGAAGAATATAATACGGTTCTTATTGAGAATATTCTAAGAAGACAAAAAGTAGTCCTTAAACAAGTAAACAAAGAATTAGAACAATATAAACGAACAACAATTGATCCACGCGCATTTGTTATATTAGATGATTGTTTATATGATCAATCATGGACTCGTGATAAATTAATGCGATTATTATTTATGAACGGAAGACATTGGAAGATAATGCTCATTATAACAATGCAATATCCACTTGGAATTCCACCTAACCTCCGTACCAATATTGATTATGTATTCATTTTAAGAGAACCCTATATGACAAATAGAAAAAGAATTTGGGAAAACTATGCATCTATGTTTCCAACATTAGAATCATTCAATTCTGTTATGGATCAAACCACAGAAAACTATGAATGTCTTGTAATAAATAATAATGCAAAATCCAATAAATTGAATGATCAAATTTTTTGGTATAAAGCAGAAGGAAGACCTGATTTCAAATTGGGTTCTAAAGAATTCTGGGAAATATCCAAGGGTATGGGATCGGATGACGAAGATGAAGCGTATGATCCAAGTAAATCTAAAAAGAAAACTACTGGTCAACAGATTACTGTGAAAAAAGGTAAATGGTAAATCGTAAAATGGTAAATAATATAAAAAATATATCTATTATATGTTATGTATGAATACATTTGCCAATATAGAACAGATTTTACAAAAAAATAATACATATTATGAAGAACACAAAAAACAAGAAGAACATGCGCGAATACAACGAGAACCTATTGGCGATTTACAATCGCCAATGGATAATGCGAGATGGAAAACCTTATATAAAGAGCTTTTTGATGCAAAAATAAAATATAATATTGGGAAAATGAATAATGATGAAATTGTAAATGATAAAAAGGAATTAGTAGAAGGAAGAAACAAATTACATCAACTTTTTTTGCAAAAAATATTGATATCTACTGAAAAACCAAGTTTCTTACAAAAATTATGTTTTTGTAATAATAATAATAATAATAATAATATGCAATTACAAAAATATGACAAAGAACATATTCAACATATTCAATATTTGATAGATGAAATTGATAGACATTTGCCCTATTATGAATTATTTCTTGTAAAATAATGACATTTGTATACTACATATATTCATTGTAGTATACAAATCTATTTTTTATCTATATTTTTTTTATTCTTGATTTTCAGTTTCACTTTGGGTAACTGAAATACCATCATCGGTAATTTTTTGATTATATTCAAATACTTGCTCATTGTATGCCTTTGTTTCTTCTTCGGTAGCTACTTCTCTACTCTCAAAATCAACAGTTTCTCTCACACCGACAAGATTACCTTTCTCATCAATAGTTTGTGTTAATTTATTACCGCTCTTTTGTGCTAATTTGATATTTTCTTCAATCGCCTTTTTCTTTGAGTCTTTGACCCTGCGTTCAAATTCTTCTTTTGCCTTTTGTTCATTTTTCATTTTTTCGCTATGTAGTTGGTTTAATTCATCCTCAATAAATTCAACACGACCTGTTTTGTATGCATCAGGATCCCATGGAAGCCAAATGCCAACTGGACCAACTAATATATCGTGATTTGGGTCAAGTTCACGAATTTTTTTGCATTTCATTTCAGCTTCTTCTTGGGTTGGAAATACACCTCGAATTTTCAATCCGCGTACAGATGTTTGAAATTCGTGCAATTTTTGAAATTTTTGAGTCAATAGTTCTTCATTCTTATCCAAGAAATTCTTGTAATCATCTTCAACGCCTTGTTCTTTTAATTTTGGACCTTCTTCCGTAATAAAATCATTATAGTCATTCATAATTGTTTCTACATCTAGTCCATGTTTGTATGAAATAAAATGAATAAAATCAAAGAATTTATCCATGGATTTTTTAAATTCCCATTGTTTTAGGAATTCTTCAAACATAAATACTTCTCTTTTTTTCAATATTTTTTCGGGTGAAATAAAAGACAAACATGCAAATTTTTGTCCAGCAATAGGTTGATCTTCGTCACATAAATCAATATATTTAGGATTTATTTGTCCATTTTCCAATACTTTCTTTTCAAAACCAGACATTGTATATACATTTAGAAACATCTTATTTAAGTTATTTAAACTTATTTTTTATTTTTTTTATTTTCATATAATATATATAAAAATGAGTTCCTTTGATTTCACAGAGCTTATTAAAAGAGCTATTAAATATATCGTGGAAGGTATTATTGTTGCTTTAGCCGCTTATGCTATTCCTAAAAAGTCGTTGAACATTGAAGAAGTCGTAATTATTGCTTTGACTGCTGCCGCTACATTTAGCGTTCTTGATGTATTTATTCCATCTGTTGGATCGAGTGCCCGTACAGGTTTGGGAGGAGTTTTGGGCGCAAACCTTGCAGGAGGTTTAAGAATTATTGCTTAACCATTTCCCTGAACAAATGAACGAGGTAAACAGTTATAAATAAAATATAATAAAGAAAACATATATTATATTTTATAATGCAAAAGTCCTGTGCAATTTATATCGTAAATTATAAAGATGATGTTCGCCGTGAAAAAATGACACAACGAGTGAAATCTATTGGAATGGATGCCCATTTTGTTGATCCTGTTTCCACACAGGATCCCAGAATCGTCAGTCAACCCATTACCGATTTTGAAAAAAGAAATTGGTCTATTTTTTTCCAACATGTAGATTGCATGAAACATTTTAGCGAAAATACTACATATGATTATTGTATTATTTGTGAAGACGATGTCATGCTTTCGCGAACACTACAATCGCAGATTCCCGAAATTATCAATTTATATGAGAATACACAGCTAGATATTTTGTTACTTAGTTATTTATGGCCATATGAAGTTGCGGAAGATAATTACTTTCCTGTTTTATCTAGAGATGCGAACTTCAAAATACAGGGGTATCCGGTTGATTTATGGGGTGCACATATGTATTTTATTTCAAAAAATCATGCTAAAACACTTGTGCAACGATATACGCCGGAATATGCAATTGCGCAAACCAAAGAGCAGCCTTTTTGCACAGATTGGCAATTTACAAAATTTGGAAAAAGGGGTTTATTAAATCCAATGGTTGGTGTAGAAGAAGGCGATGTAAAAACCGATCATCAAGGACAGATAGATTTCCATAGAATGTGTTT